AAAGCCCAATACCGGGGTGGCGGGCGACTGGCGGTTGGCCTCGATCGTCGCCATCGGATGCGCCCGCGACACATCGCCGGCAAAGCCTGCCCCCATGCGGTATTGAAAATTGTGGTCATGGGTGATCGCCCGCCCCACAAAACGCGGGTAGACCAAATCGAGCGGCATGTCGTGCTCCCCTCTCGGGCAATAAAAAAGCGGCCAGAGGCCGCGGACGGACTTCGGTCGCGCTGAAATTCAGCTCGGTGGCTTGGCGTAATGCTCGTCGAGGCGCTTCTGATACTCGGCGAGGGTGGTGGCGCCGCCGGCGGCATAACTGTCGCGCGCCGCTTGCACGGTGACGGCGCGGCCGCTGTTGTTGCTGCGGCGCTTGGCGAGCCCGGCGCTGCGGAACACCTCGCGCACCTTGGCGCACGGCATTCCCTTGGCGCCGGTGAAACGTCCGCGGGTCACCTCGTCGAGCAATTCGCGGCCGTCCGGCTGGACATAGGCGAGGTCGAGGACGCGGCGGCGGAACTCGCACATCGCGTCGTAGGTCTTCTGTTTGTCGGCGGCCCGGTCGAATGTCTGCAAGCGGATGCCGGGCACCAGGATCTCGCCCAGGCTCATCGTCTCGCCCCAGCTGTCCTCGAGATAGCGGCTGTCGCGAGCCTTGCGCACGTCGACGACCTGGGCGCCGGGTGGCGCCTCGATCTCCAGTTCCGAGTTGATCTCGCGGTTGGTGCCGAGTGTCACACCTTCGTCCTCGGTCTTGTCCTCGTCTTCCTTGTCCTCGTCGCGTGAGCGGCGGCTGTCGATGCCCATGCGGCGGCGGCGCGCGTCACGGTGCGGGTAGCTGTCGCGCGGCTTGAACTTGGCATCGCCCCCAAGCACGACGGCGCGCTCGACGGCTTCGATCGCCTGCCACAATTCCTCGTTCTCGGCGGCCTGGTCCCGCGCCGTCGCGCGGTCTTGCGACGTCTCCTCCTCCTCGTCCTTCTTCTCCTCCTGATCTCGCGCACGGCCATCCTCGTTTGGTGGCATGTGAACGTGAACGTGCGTGCCATTGGGCTCGCCGTCCTCTTTCCCCTCCTCGGCGTCGGCGATCGCCGATTCAAGCTCGGCCTGGTCGCGCGCCTTGAAGCTGTACTGCTTGGCGAGAGCGCGGACGCGCTCGGTCCATGCGGTCATCGTCGTCTCCTCTGCAAAATCCGCTTCCTCCCCCCTGTTCAAGCCAGGGGCAGGGCTGTCGCCGATCGCGCAAGCCGGCCCGCACCGCGCCTGGTCGACCAATGCCAGATGATTGCACCTGATGTTCTTCTGCCGGCCGTGGCCCGGCCCCAGCGCCTCGTAATCGGCGTCATAGCCGCAGCTCACCTGGCGCTTGCCGCTGCGGATCAAATCGATCGCGTCGCGGTCGTGAATCCTGAGATCGGCGAGCAGAAAGTCGGCGAGATCGCCAGTGCCGCGGCGCGGGTTCTCGACATGCCCGATGGCGAGCTGCCGCCAATTGTCGGGGGTCACGTCGCAGCGGTTGCCGGCGCCGTCGACCGGGTGGTCGTTGACCACCGGGGCACCCGCGAGCGAGGCGATCGTGTCGGGGTGAAAGACCTCCTCTGGCTCGCGCTCGATCCGCACCATCTCGCCGTCTGCGGCATCGATCGGCGTCTCGCCCGGCCCGTAGAGTTGCATGCCGATGCGCGCCACCGGCACATCGCGGCACAAGAGAAAGCCGTCCTTGTCGACGACCTGCTTCGACTCTGGGATGAATGTGTTGAACTGCGCGTCGACCTCGTGCGGCCCGTCTGGCGAACCGGCTGCGCGCTCGGCCTGGATTTCGAGGAGTTGCCGCTGCATGCTGGCCGGCGCATTCTTCAGATGCTCGGCGATCGCCTTGAGATCCGGGTCAAGGCCAAACGTGCCGAGCTGCCGGTCGCCGATGTGGACGTGCAATCGCAGCATCGGCTCCCCTCCAAACCCCCGGTTCTGGGCAATGGGGAAGGCTCCCTATTGGGGCTTTTGGGTTTCCCGGTCCCCCCGGGGCCAGGGTGGGCCTTCAGGGCCTCTACGGGCTCCTACGGGGATTTTTCATTCAAAGGCCGTCCCGGTCGTGTACCCTTGCTCGCGCAATGCCGCGAGGTACTCCGCGCTGCGCGGCCGCGGCCCCTGCTGCCGCGTGATGTCGCCCTCACCGATGACGACCTCGGGGAAGCAGCGGCAGTTCGGCCCGCTGCCCGGGTGGTAGTGCATTTCCTGCTGCCCCGGCTCGGACGCGAGCGGCGGCTCGTTCCAGCGGTGAAACGTGCCTTCGAGCTGGCGGTGCCGCGGCCGCACGTCGCGGTCCCGCGCGGTGCGCCAGATGTAGCCCGGCGAGCCGACATGCTCGGCGCGGGTCTGCACCAACGCCGTCGCCGCCCGCCCGGTCTCGGTGCGCGCGATCGTGTTGGCGCGGCTGCGCGAGACCTCGCCCGAGGCGAGCACCGCCTGCGCCACCTCGGTCCAGCGCTTGCCGCCGGTGACCGCGTCGAGCGCCAGTTCCTGCACCCGCTGCGCCGCCTCGCGCGGCAATGAGGTGATCAGATCGACCTGATCCTCCAGCAGCCCGTGCACTGCCGGTCCGGTGGGTGCGGTGGCGATCTCCTCGCGCAAGGCCCGGTTGACCTGCTGGCCGAGCCGGTGCCATGACGCCGCATCGCGGCGCGCGACATCGGCAACCATGCGTGTCGCGGTGGCGCGCGCCCACGGTTCGATCAGCCGCTCGTAGGCGCGCAATGCCTCGGCGATCGCACTCCATCCCGGATCGGCCGGATCGTTTGGCCGGAACAGGCCGCGCACGATGACGCCGATCTGCCGCGCGATGTGGCGCAACTGCACCCCGTACTGGCGCTCGGCACGGCGCGCCCGCAGCCAGTTCTCGCGCGCCTGCCGCCAGCCGGGATGACGGCCGCGCCCGCCAAAGAACGGGCTCCAGCGTTCCTCGGAAATCGGCCCGCTCCCCTAGTGTTGTATCAGTACAACCCTACGCGGCCTCGGTGCCGCGCAGATGCACTGTCGGCAACGGCACCGGCAACCGCGCTTTGCCGCCTGGCTGCTGGCCGCCCGGCGCGGCGCCCTCCTGCTGGCCCGGCTCGCCCTCGGTCTCGGCACCTGGCCCGCCCGGCACGCCTGGCACCGCCGTTCCCGGCATCCCCGGGGCCGCCGGCAATTCGTCCTCGGCCGCCTCGATCTCCTCATCCGTGATCGTCGCCCAGATGCCGCTCTCGCGCGATTGCTGGCGCAGTTCCTCAAGGGTGCGGCGATGGCTGATGATGCCGAGCTCGTCGGCGCTGAGCACGGTGCGCGTGACACTCTCGGCCAGTTCCGCCTTCTCCTTTGGCAACAACTGCCACATCGGGCGGAACGCGTAGTGGAATGTGTCGGGCAGTTTGATCGCCTCGGAACGCGCCAGACATTTGAGCGCCCGGGTCAGTGGCCGCCGCAACCTAAGCTCTTGCTGCTGGTGAATGCCGTCGTAATAATTGCGCCAATCGCTGTCGCCGGTGGCATTGAGCCCGGCCGGACTCTGCGCAAAGAGGCGCGTCAGTGGCATCTGCAATGCGCCGCCGAGCTGCTGCCCCATGCCGAGCAATACGTCGTTGAGCCCGGCGAAGGCGTAGGAGACGACCTGAAAATCGTCCTCGGCGCCGAGCAGTGTGATCCCCTCGTTGGTCTGAAACCGGGTCATGATCTCGATGCGCCGCGCCAGCCCCGCCTGCGCCTCCGGGCTCATTGCCCCGGCCTGCCGCAGATCGGCCAGTTTGACGACCCGCAGATAGGCCCGGTAGACGAGCTGCGCGATGCCCTGCGTCGTGCTGTCGAACGCCGTCAGCCGGTCCCACAGCCGCTCGTAGATCGACATGCCCCACAGGTTCTCACTGACCCGCTGCCACCACGGCAGATCGACGCCGATGTAGCGGAAGCACCGCGAGTAATGCACCATCTGGCCGAGCAGCGCCGGCGCCACCGCGGCGCCAACCGGTGCCACACCCGAGGTGATCTTGTAAAACTTCGGCAATCCGAGATCGGGGCCGGCATCGCTCACCAGGTCGTTGAGCGACGGCTCCACCATCCACCTGTCGAGCACGCACAACCCTTTGAACTGGTCGCGCCCGACCGTCTCCAAGCGCAATGGCGTCGAGACGTCCTGGCCGTCGATCATGATCACCGCAATGCAGCCCCCGTACAGGCGGCCCCATCGGATCATTTCGTTGAGTTGCGCCCACAGCTGATGAGTGATCATCGCCGCGTCGAGCGCCTCACTCTCCTTTGGCGGCAACCCGCCGGAAAAATCGACGCCCTGCTTGACCATGTCGTCGGCCACGGCATCGACCGCGACACCGCAGATCCAGCTGCCGCGATACATCCATTCGAGCAACAGCCGCTCGCGGGTCAAGAGGCGCAACCCGTAGGTCGAGCCGCTCGCGGCATTCCGCGTCCCCATCCCGACCGAGGCCAGGAAGTTCTGATAGCTGTCGCCGGTGGCGACGCCGTTGATGCTCCTGATCGTCCCGTCGCTGGCGATGCGGATGCGCGGCTTGATCTCGCTCATCCGCGCCTCCACAGAACACTACCAACGGCCCCAAGACTCCAGGAAACTGGTCCCGGTATCGTCGACGAGCAGTTCGGTGAAGGCCCAGACGAGCGCATCGACCCGGTCGGGCGAACCCTGGTCGCGGTCAAAATCGACCACAAAATTGCACATCTGGTCCTCGAGCTGGGCGAAGGTCCCGACATGGTGGACTTTGCCCTGCTCGTAGAGAGCCGAGACCGGCTCGGCCCGTACTGCCTTGCCGCGGCTGGCGTGCACTGCCTTGAACGGGATGCCGACATCGAGCATGCGCAAGGTGTGCTCGACCATCTCGCCGCCATTGTTGATCTCGGCAACGACGCGATCGGCCGGGCGCTCTGGGTGGCGGTATTGCGCGATCACCTCGCGCGCCCATTCGGCCGGCAGATAGTGGCCGCTGATATCGGCCAATACATAACCGTGCCCGGCATAGTCCCGCCCGCACACGACGATGCCAGTCTCGTCGGCATCCTCGCCCGAGGTCATCGCCGGATCGATCGCCACGACGATCCGCGCCAGATCGGGCAGCGGCTTGTTGCGCGGCCACCGATCGCGATCGATCTGGCCCAAGGTCCACAGCGCGCCCTCGACGTCTTCGAGGAGCTCGGCGTAGATCTCCTGGCGGCCGAGCCGGGTGCCTTCGTAGCGCTGGATGATCTTGGCAAAAAATGACGGCGCCAATTGCGCCCGGTTGGCGTAGCTCGAGGTGCGGGTGATCCGGCTCTCGGGGTCGGCAATCAGTTCCTTGATGAGCCTGATCGGCCGCGGCGTCGTCGTGATCACGGCGCGCGGCTGATGGCCGAGGCGCAAGCCGAACAGCAGATTGGACCACGTGTCGTCGGGATATTGCCAGCTCGCCAATTCGTCGCACCACGCTGCCATGTGTTGCGGGCCGCGCAGACTGTCGGGGCGCTCGGCGCTATAGACGACGGCTTCGGCACCATTGCGCCAGACCAGCCGGCCGCGTCCCGATTCCCAATGCGGATAGTCGTCGGGCGGGGCGATCGCCTGCAACCCGGCCGGGCCGCGCACCATGACGTCACGGACCTCGCCCCAGGTGCGGCCGACCAGCGCAATCGGCGAGCAATAATTCTTCAGCTGGCGAATATACTCGGCGCCGGCGCGAGTTTTGCCTGAGCCTCGCCCGGCGAGCATGAGCCAGTAGACCCAATCGGGGTCGGATGGCGGCAATTGCGACGGCCGCGCCCAGAACGGCCAGTGATGGTCGAGCACGCCGCTGGCCCGGCTAGTGGACAGTTTCTTGATCAGGATCGGACGTTTCACCGGGTCGGCCAGCTCCATTGCCAGCCTCTCCGCCGGGGAACGATCCAATTCGGGCAGCCATCTGATCCAGTTCGGCGATAAGCCTGTTG